GGGTGGTCAGGAGTTGTTAACTATGCGAGACCGCATGTACGATCAAGGTCGTATGAACAACTTGTCCCCAATTGAAAAACAGATGGTTGGTCCAGGTTTGGGTGTTGGTCCAAATGTACCAGCTGTCGGTGGTTACCAGCAAATGTTACGAATAAATCCAATCAATGTCGGTGAACACAGGCTAACGACACTCCCAGGGCGAACTGGTCCAGCTATGGATATCACTGGTGGTCGTTCGGCAGTTGTCGGTCAATTGACACATAATATGCCTGAAAAGACTGCATTCTTACCATCTCGCCTCCCGATGATGGCGGGTCGCGCACAGGGTATGTCAGGTGCCGTTCCCAGACAAAGTCACCAGAAGACGATGCGAACAACGAATCGTTCGGAAACTGGACACCGCGCGGATGGTTTGGGTTTCAGTGGTGCGAAGCGTCACATTTCAGCACAATCGGTTCCCCAAGACCCGACTCGTTTCAAGGGTGATCGCAATGATGAACAATACATGTACAATAACCAACCAACCCCAGGTATTCACAGTTTCCATGGTGCGTATATGAACAGCGCGGCAGCTCAAGTGACAACCAAGAATAACGAGGAGTTGATGAAGTATGGTTTCCGCCCAGAAGATCGTAGAGGTAAGGCGAACCGTATGGGTAACCCAGGTCGTATGAATGTCGCTCAAACACGTGGCCATCTCACAACTGTGCGATCGGATACGACACGCATCGATGGTCGTGTGAACGCGGCAAATGGTGCTTGGTCTCAACAGTATCAACAAAAGCCATTCCACCAGTTCAACGCGTACAAGGGCATTGAAAATCCAAACTCCAGATCATTGGATATCGCAAAGAGACAACTCCAGAGCAACCCATTGGCACACAGCCTTTCGTAAATATACCATTTCGACCATAGACAAAAACAATCATTAAAATTATATACCCTAATTTTAATGAAGGTTCATACCCTTGATATTGATAGTAGTGAGCGTGATCCAATCATACACCCACACGCGAACAACTATGTTGTTACTTTAAGTAATCCAATTTATGACGTAACAACAATTAAGTTGATTTCCGCGCACATCCCAACACCCCAACTTCTTGTAAATACAACGAATAAAGTGTTTAGTGTCGATGGTGTGGATGTGACGCTCGATGAGACGAATTATTCATCTGGGACTGATTTGGCGACGGACCTTGATATTAAGTTGTCACCCCCAACATCAAATGTTGATTTGGTGACATTTGATGGTGATCGAAACGTTCTTATATTTTCGAATACTTCAGCTGGTACACACGACTTTACATTTGAATTCTATTCGGGAACACGCGGGTACTTGAGTAATACATTACCGGTAACAACGCCACATCAAATTATTGGATTTGATTCAAATAACCAAACGTCAACGAGTAATGTTCTCACATCAGGAGCTATCAACTTGAATGGACCAAACTCCCTCGTTCTCAAACTTACGGCGGGGTCTGACAATTTTACGAAATCTGTGTATACCGTGTCGCCATTCTACACGGGTCATATTCTTCTCAACGGGTCACAATTCATAAATTACAATGGGTCCGATGACCCAATTGTACACGAATTTCACACCGGGCCACAAAAACACATTCGAGATATTAGGGTCGAGTTTTTCTATACGAGTCACGGGCGTTTGATACCATACGATTTCAGAAATCAAGATCACATATTGAAGTTTGAAATCACATGTTCTACGGATAAATTGAAGGGGTTGCCTAAAGTACCCCTTGAGGTGGTACACAAGGAACTACCACCGCCTGTAAGCATTCCTGAGTTTGAGAATCCTTATAGATGGAATGAGTATATAACTATATTTATTATAGTTCTGATTGGTTTACTATTGTTGTATATACGACGACCAAATTATCGGGTAATCGCGAACACTGGTTGAGCTGGCTTGGACACACGGGTAGAGATACGCGCGACGGTCAAGTAGACAACGATAGACAACAACGTCGTCAAGATCGCGGTGAGCAAGTATTGGCTGCCACCGTTCTTTGGCACCTTAATGAGCTGACCAATGATCCAGCGGACAAGGTCCATCCAGGAAAGGGCCGCGGCAAAGGAGAAGCCAGCGACAATCGCGTTGAGAGATTGGGTTTCCAATTCTTGGGTGACAAGGTTCACAGTTTTGACCGCGGTGTCCATTGTAAGTTTTATATAGTATGTAAAGAAAAATTATTCGGGTAATAACTCTTCTTCATGGATCCTCTTATATTGTTTTCGTCTGATGATTTTTGATTTTGTAAATATTTGTTCATTCTCATCTTCACTGGATGAACCATCCTCAGAGCTACTCTCGGTATCATCCCCTGATACTTTGAATGTCTTGTATTCCGAAATTGTCCATCCCTCTAGATCAGATGTGCCCATTACTATTAATAGCATTTTTTAACATCTCTTCTACTGGACTTTGTGGGATCCAACTGCTCCAATGTTCATACGATTCATTCATCTTCTGGAAGATGGGATCTTCACCCGAGTATGGCTCAAATGGTGGACACTCAGATTCATCCACGTCTTCCAGAATATCATCTTCGTCTGAGGAATCTTCATCATATATCTCTGGAAAGAGTGATCCTGTGTTTCTACCAACGGTGTGCATGGCGCAGTACTTGATCGCATATTCCATATCTTTTCCGAGGACTGTATCTCGGCCACATGCTTTTGCATACTGTGATGCGAGTACCATACTCTGTTCAAGAACTGGTGTTAAAATACCAATAAGTGCATTCGCTTGGGCTTCTTCGTAAAGCCCAGATGATTCTCCGAATCCCGTTTTCATCATTGTACTATTAATGATTAAAAATTGTCTTGGCAATTCCCTCACGTACGCGAAGAATGTTATAACTGAGCGCGTATATACGAGCTTGTCTTGAGGACGTTGTACATGGGGTCAGACTTAGGTTAAGAATTTGCTCTTTTATGATACTAAAGTTCAGTTGCCCGGTTGGATACCATTTTTCTGGTTCGCATGCGAAACTATACGAATAGAATCGACGAATAAGTTGGGTCTTTGAATGGTGAATAGCACCCTGTGCGGCTTTTAAAAAGACATAGTCACCTGTATCCCGTGAAATGACTTCCTCGCCATCAAGCGTGAGTGATAAGTAATCCAAGTTTTCATAAAGTATAAACTTATTGTCTACAATTGCCAGTGTATTATCATAATCAAATGGGGTCACAAATCCATCTTTACGTTGAATAATAAAATACAATTCCTTGACTGGGTTTACAAATGATAACTTGAATTGACCTTCCTGAACATTTTGTGGAATATTAAAAACATTCTGTTGTATCTGGGTAATGATAAAGTCCCTTTTTGCGTGCTTTGTTTTGACCCGTTCACATGTATCGAGGAACACACACTCTGCACACAACGAAAGACTTTCAATTTTAGGTGTAGACGTCAACGGCTTATATGTTCCATCACTTGTGTCAACAATCAAGTCGGTGTAACTTCTCAATTTAATGTGTACTTCAACTTCCTGTTTTGTTATAGCACAGAGTGGTATAGAAAGTTCTGGATTATTATAAAAGTAAAATGGTACGTCAATAAAATAGTCTTGAGATGTTGTCGCTTTTCCCAAAAAACCTATGATACTTGGGTTTGAGACTGGGGTGGCTGACGTTCGGAATGAATATTTTCCAATTAACTTTTCTAAAGTCTTTTGCTTGGTTTGAGTGACGTTGTGTTCTGAATATATCTGAAGATAGTCACTCGTGATGCGTTGAACGATTACATCACCGATCACAAGATCTACGTGTTCAATGAGTGCATGTCCAATCGATTCGATATACCCAACATTATAGGAACTGTCAAGCTTTGGCAACTTCACACTGAGCGCTACATTCCTTAAAAGGTCAGCCTGATTCTGTGATATTGTAAACTTTATAGTCTTTCCAAAGTCAGCTTCATTTTCTGGATCTAAAAATACATGTTCAACTGAAAAGTTTGAATGTTTTTTAAAACTTTCCAAGAAATGTGTATAATCTGGATCAATCGTAAAGAACCTGTCTTGGGGTCCAGATGTTTCAAGCTGAACACGACCAGCCATTACTACTATAAGAGTCTAAAATTTTAAACCAGCTAAACCACTTCTAAAACAAAGTACATTGTAGTTGACAGCGTATACACGTGTGACATTCGGATATGAACTTTGTGCTGGTTCTATTTCAACTGTAAGTAATTTATGGGCAATACGACTCATATTCACTTGCCCAGTTGGGTAATGAACTTGGGGATTCATCGAGAAACTATACATTGCGAAGTCTGATTTCAATTGCACAATACCTAGATAAGGTGCGAGTGTATTCAAAACAATCGGTGAATTGGTGTGATGTCGTAACGATTGTGCATACACTAGAGGTTTGTTGTCGAGATTAAATACAATTTTATCATTAAAACGGAGTTCCAAGTTCTTGATCGTTGTATATTCATTTGGACAATTGAATGTGGCAAAAAAATCATCTGGACGAGATGTGAAGAACATTTCTTTCACTGGGTGTTTAAAGTTTAACATAACCGACTTTGTAGTCTCACCAGGTTTCATCACAAACTGAGACATCTGGAGTTGTGTAATAACATGCTCGATTGGGCGTGACATGAAGTATGCACGCTCGTCGCCTGTGACGTATACAAACTCTGTATCAAGTGATAACTTGCGTATGGTACCTACAACATTTGGGGGAGCTCCACCAAAAATAAGTTCATTCAGTGGACGGGTTTTAATTCGAACTTCCACCTGTTGTTTCGTAAGAGCACACGTAGGTATAGCCAATGTTGGGTTACGATAAAAGTAGAATGGGAGGTCTATATAGTAATCATAATCACCAGTATACGTCAAAAAATTTCCATGACCGTTCATAAAATACAACGACTGTGACACATCATCGTTTGTATTGTATAGTTGTTGATGTATGTAAATATACTCACCCGTGAGTCGTTCAATCACCTGACCACCTATAACAAGTTCAGCATATTCAATGAGATGTGAACATATAGATGGTGTCCAGTAGACGTCATTAAAGCCGGGTGTATCAGGTGTTGGATCAGCTAATGTAATCTTCACCGTCATATTCTTTATGAGATCACCCTTGTCACTTGGAATTGATGTCTTGACGATTTTACCGAAATCTATATCACCATCAAACTGGGTTTCGAAATAATCAATCGCAAACTTTGTATGTCTCTTGAAATTCATCAGGAAATACGAAAATTGTGGATCACCTGTGAGCCATTGGTCTTGGACCCCAGTCGTGGCAAGTCTTAAACGACCTGACATTCCTTCTACTTTATGTGAGTAAAATTTTATGAAATAAAACGGGACACTAGAGTAGAATGAATCTTCAACTGAAGAAATTCAATCCCGAGAAGATATCGGATGATAGAGTGTGTGTATTTATTGGCAAACGAAACACTGGTAAATCAACATTGGTAAAGGATATCATGTACCACAAGAAACATCTTCCAGCTGGTATAGTTCTCTCAGGAACGGAGGAGGGGAATCACTTTTATTCCGAATTTATCCCCGATCTTTTTGTTTATGGCGACTATGACCGAGACGCTATAGAACGGGTGATGGCGAGACAACGGAAATTGGTTGGTGAGGGTAAGTCAAATTGTGGGGCATTCATGTTACTTGATGATTGTATGTATGACAACAAGTTCCTCAAGGACACGTGCATCAGGCAGTGTTTTATGAATGGACGGCACTGGAAGATCTTTTTCATGTTGACGATGCAGTACTGTATGGATCTTCCACCAGCACTCAGAGCAAATATAGATTATGTGTTCCTACTCAGAGAGAACATTCTCCAGAATAGGGAAAAGTTGTATAAATCTTTCTTTGGTATCTTTCCAAGCTTTGATATGTTTAACAAAGTGATGGATGCGTGTACAGAAAACTACGAATGCCTCGTGTTAGATAATACCGTGAAATCTAATAGGATACAGGATTGTGTATTCTGGTACAAAGCGTCTCTACGCAAAAACTTTAGAGTTGGGGGTCCGGATCTGTGGAGACTTCACAACAAGATGTACAACCCCAGGCATATGCAACAGAGAGAGGATGACGCAAAGAAGGCTACGAAGAAAACTGCTCTCAAAATTACAAAGACGAAATAACAAATAAGAACTCCGTGACCTTATTTGAACGATTTTTTAAGTTTCGACTTCCCTTATAGCAACTATAGTCTATTTCAATTTTTTCATATGTATAGGATTGTAGGATGTCCTCCCATTGTTCTGGTGTGATGAAGCCTTCATTGTTGTAGGATACTAGGGTATATTTAGCCTTTTGTGTCGCTATACGCAAGGTACGTTCCATAGCTTCTCTAATTTTGTTCTTGTAGTTGTACTGACTTTTATTCCAATCTCCAGGGATACCTGATACTTTTGAAAGTGTATGAGGTCTCTCATTCGTACATATTAGATTTAGCATGAAGTAATTTGAACCATATGGATGCTGATTATACGGTGGATCCAAATAGATGAGGTCTACAGGGGGGAGATTCTCCATAAATGCACACGCATCTTGACGATGTACCTTGACATCTTTTGGCGTTTCAAACCACTTTGGACATTCGACATCAATCCTCCGTGTAATACGTTCTAGGGCGTGACCACCTTTACCACCCCACCCACCTTTGTGGAACCCTTTGAATACCCCAGATGTATTTGTGTGTATGCTCGCCTTAACGATGAGGGGTCCGAGACAGTACATCTTTAGATGCGCGGGAACATGTGTCTCAATGTACGCAATCATACCATCGATACGGTTTGCATTTTCTTTTGTGTAGAAACATCGTTCTCCCTCTTGGATCTGATTCGAATCACGTGGTGCATAGAGTTCCGAAAATAGTCCACCCACTATTGGACATGTATTCATGTGTTGTATATGTCTTTGTATCTCTGCTTGATCATCAAGTGAGGGTGTTTTCAAAAAACAGTGTGATAATACTTCACAATATCTCTCCAGGTCATTTACGTATAATGTATCACAATGTGTAAGTAACATTTTAGACACAACCCCAGACCCCGAAAATGTATCAACGCATGTCTTTGGATTGAGTTGTTTGATGACGTCCTCGATGGCGGAGACGAGTTTCCTCTTATTACCTATATACGTAATCATGGGTTGATGCACATAGTCATTATTACCTTCAGGGCGCACGTGAGACATGATATCATAATGCTACCATACCGCTCACTTAGGGGGTGCGTCACTCAGATTTCTCAAAAACATATGGATATATTAAATGGCTACGGAAGTAAATACCATGAATCTTTCAGACAACGGAGATGGCATGGTTTCGTTAAATCAAAATAATACAACAGCGTTTGTTAACACTGAAAAAAATATAAACTCAAATAAAGAAACGATGGACTCTACCCCCATTCACGATATTATGATGGAACCACCAATGATGACCGATGAACCCAGAATGCAGGGTATGATGCCACAAATGACCGCCCCACAACCTCAGGGTGGTTACATGGTCGCTGAGCCACAAGCGAAGAAGCCAGAAAGCAAGAACCCACTCAACCTCACAGACGACCAAATGATCGCGCTCGTGGCGGGTGCAGCCGCAGCTCTTGCCGTCAGCAAGCCTGTGCAAGACAAGTTGGTGACCTCTATTCCCAAGTTCCTTAACGAACAAGGGAGTAGAAGCATGGTTGGTTTGGCGTCTACGGGTTTAGTCGCGGCGGTAGCCTTCTATATCGTGAAGGACTACATTGTGAAGCCCTGATTATTCGATTCCCAACCCATATTACTATAGATTGAATTATCGATACCTGTATAATAGGTAATCAAAGCCCCTGCAGTAAATGCTGTCATGAGCAAGGCACTCAATTTAAGCGTCTTGCCCCTGTCACTCCCGTATTCCTTGACCGCATCCTTCGTATCACCCCACACTTTATTCACTAGGAATGTGATTATAAACGCGATAATGCTCGTCGATATCATAAATAGGCGATCCACGGCAAGACGTGGAATACTTCCAACAACGAGACGAAGTATGTTTGGAATGACAATCGTCATTAAAGCCAAGTTGAGGTTGTAATTGCTACTCATGTGTGGAATGACAGTGACACCATATATTACAAGCCAGTATAGGATAACAGTGAGCACAACACGAAGTGGTGTTTTCATTTAAAGTACAACCAGATTATTTATCCTGGATGTGTTTACCACAAAACTTTGTGCGTTCTGGTATCGTCTCGTATATACCCAATTTGACGCATATGTCACGTAGTTCTATATAGTTGTTCCAAAACTCTTCAGAGTGTGAGTACTCATCGACGGTACAATGGGCCAACTCGTGTATGAGGACGTGGAAAATTTGATTTGATGTTCCACTGATGCACAATACAATATTATGACCCTTGTTTGTGTTATAGCCAACCGTACCTGACATGCGGTGAATACCTGTAATTGGAACGCACCGTGTTAACATCTTGAACTTTTCATTATTTGTGCTTTCCAAATGTTCCCTGAGAACTTGATATTTTTCTTTCACCTGTATAAGTTCTTCTGGTTCACGTAAGGATTTCAGTATCCATAAGTTGACAAGAAGTAATATAATGAATGCAATCATTTCTTATATACAAAGATAAATTTACTATACAACTCTGATATTGGATTTCCCTCGAGACCTTCCCACAATTCTAGGGTGAATCCCAACTCCTCTAGATGGGTCACGAGAAGGTCTTTGTATGCAATAGGTTCGGATCGAGGGCCATCGGCGTAAAACGGGGTATCCGCTAGGTTTACAAATAACTTTTCACCGTACCCCCCATTTCCGTGGGTCTTCATGAGAAAGAAGTTTCCCATGGCATCCTTGAGGGGGGTGTTGAATATAATCTTTTCAGAATCTGGGATGATACCAATCAACTTGCCACCGGGTTTCATCCTCTTTCTAATTTCCCTAATTGAACTAAAAAACTTCTCCCTCGTTTCAAAAATATAATGGAGTGAAAAGTTATAACACACGATATCAAACTTTCTATTTGGGCATTGGTGTATATCACCTTCATAAAAGTTGACACGCATGTGCATATTCTTGGCGCGAGATCGAGCTTCCACGAGAGCACTTGGCTCGGGGTCACACATACTCATATTTGCCCCACACATGTGCCACTTTTGAAGATCCCCACCAAAGCCACACCCAACATCCAATATTTGATCACCCTCTCGGGTCACATATTGGATCAACGCCCTCTTCGCGTCATTGTGGTTACGGCGAATCTCTTCCATTGTAGTTTATGGGATTATTATATTTATATTACTTTCACAATTCAATGTCCAGTCAAATATATGATAATTCACGTACCCAGATCCTCGTAAAAACCTATGTTTTTGTAACACATCTTCATCATGTGCGACGTCTAAGGCGTTAAAAACGTCAAAACCTTCATTTTTCGCAATTAAAAACGCGTCATTAAAATTGTCACCCGTCATGTAAAATAGATATGCTTGATTCACAGTCACCGAATTATCAATCGTATCATAGGGGATGCTATAAAATGAAAGAAACTCACCCGTTTCATCATTCAAATAGGAGTACACCACACCATCTCGTGGCATAAGCCAGTGTCTGACCCATGAATCGTTTACAACTGGTGCAATTTTAAACTTTTTGAAGTATTCTTTCAATATCTGGGTGACCTTGGGAACATCATTGGATACCATCTTTCTAAAATATGATCGACCCCGTATTTCAAAGACTTTTGCCTTGGGTCGATTTGTCGTATAAAAGCCACACTTTGATAGTTTTTGTACATTAATGAGGCGATGCCAATATGAGGACTTTAAAATTGATCCTGGAATTGAATGATGTATAGTGGCAATCGATTGATTTCTATTTTTATTTTCCGAAACGCGCTTTGCTTCTGTAATCAGATATTCTACAATCTTCTTACCTCGATACTCTTTGTGTACGCACAAAAAGTTTACTTGTACAGCCCTAACGTCTGTGTCGTTTAGTTTTAGGTTTAATGGTGTCAGGCATATAAGACCTATGAGTTCCTTTGTGTGTGTGTCATCTATACACACGCGCTGATGACCTGGAACCTCTATAGCCCACTTGAGGGAATCCACGGTGTATCTTAAATTAAAATTGTCATCTGACACGTAGTTTTCTTTTAAAAAAGTGTAAATTGTATCAATCGAATGCGTCGACCATTGAAAATCATCGGGGAGTTTTTCGGGATCTGCTTTCTTTGTGCGTTGTACACTCAACCCGGTCGCCCACGATTGTTTATCCCAGAATGTTCTCATTTACATACAGTAGATACTTGCTTTTAAGTTGGCTTAAAGTTTTACATACAATACAACATATAATATCATGTCTCTCGAACAAGATTACACCACTGTCCCTGGTCAACTCTATGCGTGCCTGTCTGTGATTGGTCCGGAAGCCCCACAGAAGAATGATAAGTTTGGAATTAAGATCCGTGGTGCTTTTGCGTCGAAGGATGAAGCCGCGAATCACGCCAAGCGTCTTCAAAAGGAAGATGCCACGTTTGATATCTACGTCGTCGACATGTACAAGTGGTTGTTAATTCCACCGGACCCAACTGCGATTGAGGATGTTCACTACACTGACCAAAAGCTTGAAGAAATCATGGTTGGATACAGAGAGAATCAATCCCAAGCAGCTCGCATGTTCCAAGAACGCAAGCAAGGTATGATGAGTTCTACGTCTCACATGACCCCGGGTGATGACAACTCTCGGTTCTACACCAAGCCTGATGAACCACCAGTCAGTCACCCAGCTGAAGTCCTTGAGCGCCTCCAAAAGGAAAAGCCAGACGCCCCAATTGAGGAACTCGTCAAGGAAGCGGACGCCATTGTTGCTACCGAGATTGAAGAACGTCGCAAGTTCCGCGAGCAACACACCGAGACCGAATCATCCACCGATGCAAAGATTGAGGAGTCCGCAGAAGAAGGTGAGCCAGAAGTGTCGTCTGCGTAAATGAAATAAAATATAACCTAATTGTAAAAAGAAATGTTAACTATATTAATCACCGTCATTTTGACTAGTGCATTCTTTATTTTGTTTTTTAATCCAGAACTTAAAGTAAAAAACAAAACAGAGGAAACGGAGGAGGCGAGTACTATAAAGGGTTTTGTAGAAGATACGTATAGAGGTCCGGTGACAGACCGCTTCATACCACCGAAGGTTGGTGCGATTGGTACGTTTGTTGGGTACTCAAGTGTATCGGAGTATGACTGGTTGCATGGTTTTCCCCATGAAAAAGCCAAGTAGGAACACGGCGAACGCTATAATCCAAGTGGACTTTTCGACATTCGCGAATATATCATTACTAGTAGCTTGTGGTTGATTCTGGTACATCATATCATGATGTGACATCTGAGGTTGAAAATAATACGGGTCCTGTTGCTCTTCCCGTTGGTATGTATTATCTTCAATCTTATCATCTTTCAATGAATCAATCGATGGATCATAATCAATGGGATTTCCTATATCTGTTTCCATTTTTTAATATAGCACGGGATCTTTTTAAGTCTATTCTTCCTCGCTCTCATCATCCACAACGAACCCCTCCAAATTGCCATTATCATCCTCTTCTTCGTCGTCATATTCACTCTCACTCCCGGAATAGATTTCATCGTCCGTGTCGATATCGGAATCAAAGTCGGTGTCGTGTTCGTCTTCCGCGTAATCGTCTTCCAATACAGTTTCGGTGGGCTTGAATGTGTCGGGCTTTTTAATAATTCGTCCAGATCTCGTTCTGGTATCTACCATTTTTATATAAATAAAGACTCTTGTTTAAGTATCTTTTCGTGTATTTCTTCAGTGTATTCCGGTTCAGCGTATAATGCAAGTTCTTCAAGGCTGTATATAGCTTTTTTTAGAAACTCCTTGGACTGTGTGTCTCTGTACAGTGTCATATTGTCAAGATATTCCTTGTAAAGTTCTGGATGTACACCCGAATACATATGAAATGGATCAACTTGGGGTATTGGCTCTTTATGTTCAATCTCATCAACAAGTTTGTATACCATATATAAAGTGGCGCCAATCAGAATGAGTGACATCTTCTAATAGTATTGCTTATTTTTTTCAACTTGGATACAACCCTTTGACAACACTTGTACTTAATATATGTGTTCTCGCATTGGACTTCTTACACGCTGGGCATTTCTGATTAATCTTGTTCTTCTTGATTTCATATGACATTGTAATACCATCGTTGTGTGTACCTTTGATATTTTCACAATAACTTGAGGTTGTGAGGGCTATGAAATTATTATTCTGTCTGGAGACACTAATCACCCGTGTGTCTTTCTGACCATCAAGAAATCGCTGGATAAATGATTCTAATTTGGGTTTCACATCAACATGTTTGACCTTTGGTTTATCTTCAAACTTTTTAATCTCTGGACATTTTTGAATATCACTCTTTTGGGGATATAACTTGTCCACAATTTTAGAATGAAGTTCATGTTTACGTCCATAAAAATCTTTACAAAACCCGTCACGCCTTCCCCGTATGGTTTCACATCGACAAAAACATTTTTGTGCGATAACACGACCACTGATATAAAACCAAATGTGATTTGAGCCATGGTCTCTCTTAAGATTTTCACAATACTTTGAGTTTGTTGATACGAGATATGTATCTTTGTGTCTAAAGAGTTTTGTGATTATAGCCCCACCTTGACCCTCCATATTTTTCTGAATAAAATCCTCAATCATAGATCTCAACTCTTCATCGTGGAGTTCATCCTTTGTCTGTGCATCTGTAAACGTACCCTCCTTGATCACAACCGATGGATGTTCCACCACGACATTCTGTGGAGCATCCGTGCGAACCGCTGACATTTTGAGGATATCGAGACATGGTTGTTGATCGATTCTCAGTAATGTACTCAAGGGTCCATGCTTATATATGAAAATGGGGAGATAGGCGACTTGAATATTTTTACCCGTCCCATCACACTCTGGACACCCCTGGCCATTGCATGCGTTATGCTTTGCTAATTTATGCGACCAAGGCATTCGGAGACCACTCCCCTTGGTTCGTCGTGTGAGGTTTCCATAGACAGAGAGATCTATAATTTCATTCCAATCGAGAGACCCTTTGGCTCTGGTGAGGGCTACGAGGATGTGTTCCCGGAGTGCAAGTGCCGACGCCTGGTCCACCGCAAGATCTGGCCAATTGAGATGCACACCAGTTTTTGTGAGTTGTCCAGCCTTTTTGGGTGGTGATACAGAGATCACACATTCTTTACCCCCATGTCGCTTCACTTTATCACATATAATTTTACAAATGTCACGGATTTCATCAATTGTGAGAGATCTGTCATCTTTGTAGTCGATGTCTACAAAAAAGTTGTACACCGGACTCTTCTGTTCAACCACGAACAGTTTTTCGCCAGACTTTACAGCTTCTATATACTTTTCATAAAACTCATTCAATCTATCAAAAGGCACGGAAAGGACTCCACCGTCCATGAGCACATGTGATAGATTGGTTGCATTGTTAAAATTTTGAGATGCACACCAACGTTTAAACATTTAATACTTACCAATGTATGGTGTCTATTCTCTAAACCGACGTGTACAAGATACATCTGGATACTCGTAGGTTTCTGAGATAGTCTTCTTGATAGTGAGAAGTTCACACACTGTTTTTTCTTCATTTTCTTTGAGCCATTCTTCAACTTCTTCGTCACAGAGTCCTCTGTTCGTTCTGAGGAGTTCTCCAATCTGCATTAAGATGTAAGCCTTTGACTTCATTCTATTTAATAGAAAATGTTTTTCTATTGAGGGAAGTGACACACGCGTAAAATTCTGGATTCTTCAGCACATTATCAACAATTAACTTCCAACGTTTACGTGTATTAAACTCTTCAAGAGTATCAAAACTCATATAATCGTTTTCGTCAAATGTTTTTTTTATTGGTTGTTTTTGAATCTTCTTTAGGTTAGTCTTTTGCTTTTCTTCATAAAACTTTTTAACGAGTAATTGTTGATCACTTTTTTTATAGTCGACGAAGAATACAAATACATTGTACTCAAGGTCAACGGTCGGACTTTCTTTAACTATAAACTTGTACGTGGTATATTCACCACTCTTGAGGGCGACAACACCCCGTGTCTCTTCTTCTAACTCTCTGAGGGCACATCGGAGAGGATTAAAGATTTCTCGTCTCCGACACCCACCCGTCACAAATATCCAATCCTTAAATCGTCGATCTCTCACGGTTAGAAATTTGGGTTTGTCATCAGCAAAGCTGACGGGTATTGCAATAGCCTTGTATTTTTTCATTGCGCATTCGCAAGTTACAATATATGAATATGTTTATTCCTCACTTTTTCCTTCCTCTTGAGGTTCTTCTCTGGCCCCCTCGGTCACAACTGCTGGTGCATTAAGTTGACGCACGAGATGCTCTGAGAAGTTCTTAAAGTTGTCGATATCCTGTTTCGTTTTGTTCATTTCCCTGAACAAAAAGATAACAGCGAGTGCACAAATAATGGTACCAACGGTGAGCATCGTCTCGCGATCCATGATTAGCATTATACTCATATAAGGTGTCTTGTTTTTAAGTAAGAACACCCATCTTGGCCTTTCCTGGTAAAGGACATTCATAGGGGCTCTGGGCAAATTGCACGGCTTCGTAATGCGTAGGTTCACACGAACGATCGGTTGGTGGTGTGGGCTGACCAACAAACTTTTCAAGCGTCCTGGACTTGGGGTCGTACGACAATACAAAAACGATGGCGAGGAGGAAAACTACTTTCCAAAGCATTATTTATTAATTAGTTAGAATATAAAAGTCCACCCATACCGTTCTCGATGCGGAGGACATTGTAGTTGACCGCGTAAATATCCTTGGTGCATTCTGTAGCGCTGCTGATAATACGGGCGGAGTCGAGACGAGAAAAGTTGAGAGAACCAGTGGGTTGAAGCTTTGCAGATTCAAGGCAGAATGGGTACACGAACAACTTCTTCGCGGTGCTACTGTCACCGTTCGACGTGTGGTAGTAGAGGGGTACGGTCGTAAAGTTTGGATCCGCAAACTTGAAGTCGGCGACATCGGTACCGTTAATTTGGAGCTTGAGCTTGTTACTGTCATCGAGGATAGACAAATTCGCAGAATCCGCTGACGCCAAGTACTTCACTGGGTGATTAAAGTTGAGCTCCTGGATCTTAGAACCCGAGGCAATCGCCTTTTGGATTTGGGTCATGATCATGTTTTGTGGTTGTGCCGCGAAAACTTCACGCTCCTGGGTATCCAAGTACGCATAGTTGGCGTACACATCCCACTTATCAGTCTCCGCGGTGGTACCCCACGTGATACGGAGTTCTACATCGTGGTACTGGAGGGAGATGAGGGGAAGAGCGGATTGCCAGTTCTCACAGAACGAGAATCGGAGGGGGTAGAATCGAGAAGTCACACCAGTGCCATTGAGACCACCACCGATGGACTTCGACGAGGACGTCGAAAAGAGGGTGGGGGCGATGAGCGTGGAAAAGGTCGAATCTTGTTCATCGACAACTTGACCACCAACGAGGAGTTCGACCTTGGAGATCTTGGTGCGCCATTCTGCATCGGTATACCCAATGGTCTTAGTCCCGTCATTTGGGACCAAGTAGACATACCCCAAGAGATCACCCTTGCGTTCGAAGCGCACGGTGGACATTCCACCGTTGGAAACATTACCCTGGATAACTTGACGTTCCACGGTTTGGGAGAAGTTTGTGTGACGTTTGTACGTAGATCGGAAAAAGCTGACCTCAGGTTGACCAACAAGGTGGACGTCCTGAGCGCCAACAGCTACGAGTTGAGCAATACCACCAGACATTTTATAGTATAGCGAGAGTTTTTTTTAAATGGGTTAAATAAAAATGTCTCATACTTGTAACATATGGACACCTTACTGTGTAACGACAATGGTAATATTGTATTTTCTGAATCTACGGTGGGTACAATAATATCAAACGAAGAAACATTAGCGTTTTTATACAATGGTTCTGGAACGGAGACGACATACATATGGGATGCGGATGGTGTTACATACGCAGATGTTTTTGTTGTTGGTGGTGGTGGTGGTGGTACTAAAGCCCCGGCTACATATGTACCGGGTGGTGGTG